TTAACAGCAGTAAACACAGCACTCACAAACATAGCGAAACACTTAGGAATGTTTGAGAAAGACAACAAGCAAAAAGCAGGAGAAGTAAGCATAGCAGATTTTGCAAAATGGTTGCACGATGAAAATAGTAAAAAGGGCAAACAATGAAACAATCAGAATATAAGTCGATGGAAGAATTTGCAAGATGCTGGATTAAACAAAGAGACGAAAATATAATTTTAATGAAAAAACTTAAAATTGCAGAAATTGAAATAGGCAAGTTGTTAGAATTGAATGATACTTTACAAAAAACAATAACTAGAAAAGATTATCTGATAGAAAGAAAATATACTGAAATTAGTGCGTTTGAATTAAGCGAGAGGAACAAGGAAATAACAAAGCGATACAGAGATAAAAGTATTAATATGAATAGCAATATAAGAGCTACAAAAGAAAGAATTTATAAAATGAATGTAAACGAACTAATTGAAGAGTTTGGAGATGTAGAATGACTGATGAAGAACTCTTAATACGATGGGGCAACTCTATTGAAATCTTTGTGGATGAATGTTTGTTTGCTAAGAGTGATAGAAAGCCATCAAGCCAACAACGAGCAGTATTGCAGGACATAGATGCAGGTATTAAAGATATAAGCATAGCGTCAGGACACGGATGTTTTGGAATAGATACAGAAATAATGCTAAGTGATGGAAGCATAAAAGCAGTTCAAGATATAAAAGTGGGCGATAAGCTTATGGGAGATGATGGAAAAAGTAAGCGGAATGTTTTAGAGTTATACAGAGGTCGAGAAGAAATGTATCGGTTTGTGTATAGAGATAACACAGAGCATATTTTTAATAAGTCTCATATTTTATGCTTAGTTGCTACTCAAACACACGGAAAACAGACAACAGGGGATAAGGTAACAGTTACAGTACAAGATTATCTTAAATGGAGTGATAGAAGAAAAAGAACTCACGCTATATATAGAAATTCAACAGAGTTTAGTAAAAAAAACCTTTTAATTCATCCTTATATTTTAGGAGCGTGGCTAGGAGATGGTGGAAGCAGTAATGATTATATTTGGATGGGTAATAAAAAAGATGCAGTTGCAGAGTATATTAAAAGCTTAGGAAATGATTTAACATATAAAAATACTCAAAATAATTGTACTAAATATAAATTAGAGTTGAGACAAGAGTTAAAATCCTTAAACTTATTAAAAAATAAACATATACCTAAGCAATATTTAACATCAAGCAGAGAGCAGAGATTAGAGTTAATCGCAGGTTTGCTTGATACAGACGGAAGTTTAGACAAAAGACAATATGAGTTTAGCACAAAGTTTATTCAGTTAGCAGAAGATATAAAGTATCTTTGTAAGAGCGTAGGACTTCACACGACAGTTAAAATTAAAACAGTTAAAGGTACAGATTATTATAGATTAAGTATCGGTAGAAATACAGAGATTATCCCGTGCAAGAGACACAAAATAAACAAAGATATACCAAGTCAGAGAAGTAATTTAAACTTTGGTATCAAATCAGTTGAGTGTTTAGGAATAGGCGATTATTATGGGTTTGAATTGGATGGTAATCATAAATTTTTAGGTGGAGATTTTACAGTCTTACATAATACGGGTAAATCTACTCTATTATCGTGGGTTATTTTGTGGGTAGGCTTATTCAAATATGATGCGAAAATACCAGCGACCGCACCGACCGCACCACAACTTACAAGATTATTATTACCAGAAGTTAGAAAATGGCGTGAAAAACTACCAAAAGAACTTAAAGAGTGTGTAACAGTCAAGAATGATAGTGTAGCTTTTTGTAATAATAATCAATGTATAGCAAGAACAGCAAGAAAAGAAGCACCAGAGGGTTTACAAGGGTTTCACGCTACTTTTTTATGTTGGATTATAGACGAGGCGTCAGGAGTTCCTAATACAATCTTTGAAGTAATCGAGGGAAGTTTAACAGGCAATCAACATTTGCGACTATTAACAGCAAACCCTACAAGAACAGATGGTTATTTTTACAACTCACAGCATAAGAATAGGGAGCTATGGAAGTGCCACACATTTAATGCAGAAGAGAGTGAGAATGTATCACGAGAGAGTATAGAAAGAAAGAAAAAAGAGTATGGAGAGGATAGTGATGCTTATCGTGTTCGTGTTTTAGGTAGGTTTCCAAGAACATCAAGTGATGCGGTTATTCCTATGTATGTTATTGAAGATGCAATTAATATAGGTGATGATTATAACGATTATGGTGCAGAAGTATGGGGGCTTGATTATGCAGATGCAGGAGATGATAGAACTATGCTTGTTAAGAGAGTAGGGCATTATTTCTATGAAAAGTTGGAATGTCCTATTACTGGTAAGCATAGACAAGTGAATACAGCAAGATGGTTAGCGAGTATCTATCTTGAAGCAAAAGAAAAAGGAAGAGAGCCTAAAGCTATTTTCATAGACAGCATAGGCGAGGGCAGTGGTTTAATGAGTGCATTAAATGAGCCTCAATTCTATCATATACCCGCTATAAGCTGCAAAGTAAGTGAGAAATCGTCACGACCAGATATTTATCTCAATCTTAGAGCAGAACTCTATTACAAGCTTAAAAAGATACTTGAAGACGAGGGAAAAATGTTTGATGATGATATGGCAATAGGTGAGTTATCAGCACAGAGATTTAAAATTACAGAAAAAGGAGTAATCCAAATCATAAGCAAAAAGGATATAAAAGAAGCATTAGGAAGAAGCCCAGATATTAGTGATGCTATGGCATTGGCAAGTAATACAGTCATAACAACACCTGACGAGATAGAAGAATATCACGAAAGAGATGTTTTTTTAGAAGAGCAAGAGGGAGAATTTGCATCGTGGTAAATGAAGAAACACCAAACGGAAATGAAATCAATACTTATTTTTTGATAAATAAAGTATTCAGTGGAGATGGAGCAGAAGCATTAAGGGTATCAAGACGCTATCCACAAATGAAAGTAACGCTTACACCTAAAAGTATAGAGAGATATTTAATCTTAGAATGCATAGATGGTGGGCTTGATGATGAAAGTATTGTAGAGTATTTAAGTAGTGATGAACACAAGATTAACATATGGCGAGTTAAGAGATTAAGAAAGGAACTAAAAGATGGCAAACGAAAATTTTAGTGATGAAATAGTAGCAGAACTTATAGCGATACGAGATGATGCGATAAATGGTTATATGCAACATAAGCACGACTTTATAGCGTTAGAAATGGCTTACATCAATGAGTTATCACATAATCAGCGAAAGAGCTTATCAAACAGACGAAAGAGTGCATTAACACCAAATCTTATAAAGCCTAAAGTGGATAAGATTGTAAGAGACTTGATGAAGTCATTTTTTGGTAATGATGAACTAGCACTTATTAAAGCAGATAACAAAGAGAGTGAAGAAGATGCAAAAGTATCACAGGCACTCAAAAAAGAACTTAAAGAGTATGGAAGAGATAAAAACCTTTATACAAATTTACGACCAGTAGCCAAAGAGGCTTTAGTATATGGTACAGCAGTACAAAAAGTATATTGGAGTTCCAAAGAGAACAATATCAAGTTAGAGAGATGCAGGTTAGATGATGTATATCTTGACCCTTACGCACCGATTACACAAGATATAAATTACTTAGTGCATCGTGTTTCAAGTATGACTGTAGCAGAGATTGAAAAACAATATCCAAAAGCTGGAGTGGATTGGATGCAGTATGTTAATAACTCACTCAATGCTCAAACTAATCAAAATCAGTTTACGGACATAGGCAAGTTTCAACGAGTAGAGTTTCACGAAGTGTATCGCAAAAAAAATGGCAAGTGGTATGTATCTACAATATTAAATGATGATGTAGTATTAAGAGCTGATAAATATCTCAAAGATGGTTTACCTTTTATAATTGGAACGCTTGACCCTCAATTCGTGATGATAAATGAACCAGTCAATCCAGTCCGTGCATATGGTGGTGCTTTTATCGCTCCTTTGATGTCTTTACAAAACGAGAACACTATTAAGCGTAACCAACAGATAGACGCAACAGACATACAACTTAATCAAAGATTTATTACTACTAAAGAGAGTGGTGTAAGAGAAGACGACCTTATATCTAATCGTAAAAAGATTGTAGTTGATAATATCGCAAATATTAAAGAGTTACCGATACCGAGATTAAACGATAGCATATTCGATGTTCAACAGTTATCAAGAGAAGCAGAAGAGATAAGCGGTATTTCTAAGTTAAGTGAGGGAATGACTGGCGGCAGAAATAAAACAGCAACAGAAGTTGAAGCTTTACAGATGCAGGGTAGCAATGTAATAGATGATATTTCAAGAGCATTTAACGAAAACTTTTTTAGACCTCTTATCCAGAGAATAGTTTTACTTATCTATAAATATAAAGTGAGCGAGAACTTTATAGGTATTAATCGTAAAAGACCTCTTAAACAAAAGATAATTATAAATGTTGGTATAGGCTCAATTAATAAAATAATGCAAATTGATAATATTGATAAAGCAACAGTAACAGTAACGCAGAGCTTACAGCTATTTATGCAAATGCAAGATATGGCAAGGGTTAAAAAGTATATTTCAATGCTAGATAGCTTAAACATAGAGAAATTGAAGCTTTTAGGGCAAGATAGCATTATAGAGAGTGCAGAAGAGGCAGAAGAGCAAGAAGAGATGATGCAACAGCAACAAGTAATGATGCAGCCACAACAGGAGGTAATGCAATGATAACTAATGAACAAACAAAAGAAGAAGTAATCACACAAGAGGAGGTAATAGAAAATGAACTTAGCGGCATAGAAATTGAAAACAAAAGAACTTTTTTAAGAGATACAGAAAGAGTTTTAGCAGAAGCAAATCAATTATTAAGTAGTGATGTATATTTGTTAATGCAAGATGATTTAAACAGTATGTATCAGAGTGCATTTAGCATAGCATACAGCACAGAAGATGCTTATAAAGCTAAATATGCACTTGAAGAGATGAAAGGTATAGGCAAGGCTATGAAAGTGCTAGATAACTTGATTATCAGGCTTAAAGATGATGCAGATTTAATCGGCAATGAAATTTTAGAGATGGAGAAGTAAGATAATGGCAACAGCAATAGTAGGTAAAAAGTTCGTAAAAACAACAGCAGTAGAGGTAATAGATGCAACAGAGCATCAAGTGTTACTTCAAGATGTAAACAAACAGTATGAAACTTACACAGTACCAAGAGATGAGTTTGATGAAGATTATACACTAGGCGAAACGATACTTAATGAGTATGCAGTTCCTATGCTTACAGCAGATGATGGTATGGCAGTACCCAACAATGAAAACGATACAAAAGAAGTCGAGGGGACAAAATAATGCAAGCACCTATGATACAAGAACAAGAACAACAACAAATGATGCAGGAACAACAACCACAAATGCAACAACAGCCACAAGATGATGTTCAAATGGCTAAAGAGGCTTTAGGGTTAGATACTTATGAGCAACAACTAGCACAGATGCAAGAACAGATACAAGAGAGTAAAGATAAAGCTATCTTTGAAGAAGTAAGCAAGAAGTATGAAGATATTGACCCAGACCTAGTTCAAAAAGAACTTACTAAGCTAGCAGAAACTAAGCCACAAATGGCAGAAGCTTTAAAATCAGACCCAGAGGGTATTGAGATGCTATTCTCTAAAGTTAAAACATCAATGCAACCAACAGAGAAGCCAGATGAAATTACAGATAGTGGTAACAATGGCGGTAATGAAAACAGCGACTTTAACAAGAAAATTGAAAAAGGTACAGCTAGTGAAATTGATTTAGGTGATTTTATTTTATCGGCACAGTAACAAATGTACCCTACTTAGTGCAAATATGCAGACAAAGTAGGGTTTTTACATAAATATTTCAAAACTCCCTTATTTTAAAAATCTTTTTTTGTAAGAATACGAATACTTTTAAAAAACAAAAAAAGGGAAAAGTAAATGCTAACAACATTAAATACACAGCTTACGCAAAAGCCCTCGATAGTCGATGCGATTATTAAGCAGGGTGTAGCAACAGCACCGATTTTACAACTTATTGGCACAGGTAGTATATCAGCACCTAGTCATAGTTGGATTAACGATAGATATGCAGATGCGAAAGATAATGCAAATCTTGAATTAACAGACTTAGATGAAAATACAGTACCAACAAAAACAAAAACATCAAATGTAGCACAAATCATTAAAAATGAAGTAGGTGTAACACAAAGACAAATGCAAATGAGCCAATATGGTGGTAAAGAGTGGGCGTACCAAGTTGGTAAAAAAGGTAAAGAACATCTTAAAGATATTGAATACGCACTTTTAGGTTTAGGTAATTCAGATATTGAAGCTGCACCAGTAGCGGCAACAGCAACAAAAGCACCGAGAATGTCAGGTTTATTTTACTTTGTACCAAATGAGCAGAGATATACTCCAGATGGCTATGATGCAAGTGATGAAAGTACATTTGTAGATTTTTCACTTGATGAATTGCATAACTTCTTAGAGCCTCTTTGGAAGCGTGGAGCAATGGAAGATGATACATTTAAAATTCTTTTAGGCTCAAAGCTAAAGCAAAAAGTTAATGCAGTATGTAAAGATTATATTATCAAGTATAATCAAGCACACGCAGGAAAAATTGACCCAACAGTAACAAGAATTGTTACAGACTTTGGAGAGGTAGAATTTCAACTACATAGACACTTTGCAGGCGATGCACTCAAAGATAAAATGATGGCAGGTAAATTCAAAGAAGCAAGAGCGATGTATGTTTCTCAAACTTCATTTACAGATGTTCCTACTTCTAAAACAGCTAAGTATGGTCGTTACTATTCAGACCTTACATTAGAGGTTAAAAACGGAGATATGTTTGCATCATCAAAAGGGTGGAAATAGTTAAATGACTTATAGCCAAGTAAGAAAATCAGTTGTAGGACTTCTTAGAGGGGATAATTCTAAATCAGAAGACCTTTTAACGGATGATGATACTTACTTAGCTATGGCATTAAGAGATGTGATGCTTAGATGTATTCCATCTAAATTAGTAGCACCTTATGATGATACTAAAACAGATATTTTTCGTAGGATATACAGCACTTATAATGAGATTGATGAAGTCTATAACCATTGGTATATTAGAAATCCCATTATAAGCATTGAAGATGATGCAGTAATAGATATTGATGAAGAGCTTAACCAAGCTATTATCTATTATATGTGTAGTTATCTTACGAATAAAAAGAACATAGATTATGCAAAAAATGCACAGGATGTAATAAGTTATTACAACTCTAACAGCGTGGATTTATCACAGTATGAACAAGAATAGCGTAGAGATACTCATAGAGAATATGGGAAAAGATATTGATGAAAAAATCAGAAAAGAAATCAAAGAAAACAATAAAAAGATAGTAAGTAATGTAATGTTATTTATGCAGGTGCTTATCGTTATAGCGGTGGGTTTTTTAGAATTTAATAGGTAGTTTATTAAAGGGCTTTTTAAAAGCTTTTTGATGAGCATAGCTCAAAAAATTAATACAAAAGGTTTATATTATGGCAGATAATGTAACAACAGACGAACTAGAACAGGCTTTACAAGACTTAGCAAATGAGATGGGTTTATCCGTCAAGGAGTATGTAGAGAGCTTAGGTTATGCAACAGCAGATGAACTTCTTGCAAGTAAAACAGATTTACAAGCACAAATTACAGCTATCACAGAGCTTGATGCAGATAATGGTGCAGAAAGTTTAGCAGAAAAAATTGCAGCAATCAATGCAGTTGTTTCGGATGAAGACGGTGTTGTTCAAAACATCTTAGCAAAAATCTTAGAAAACAAACAATCTATTTTAGATGAAAGTGCAAGAGCAACTGATGTAGAAGCAGATTTACAATCACAAATCACTTCTAACTTAAACAAAACAAATTCAAATGAAACCGCTTTAAGCAATCTAGCAGATACAGTAAGTGCAAACAAATCAGCACAAGATACAGTAAATGCAGATATTGAAAGTCGTGTTGCAGGTGCAGAGAGTACGCTTACTACTCTTACAGGTGATGAAACAGTAGATGGTTCAATCGCTAAAGTAATTGCAGATGAAACAACTCGTACAAATGCAGCAATCGCAACAGCTAAAGCAGGTGCAACAGATGATGCAAAAGCTTATACTGATGAGCAAATCGAAGCAATTACTGGTGATACAGCATCAACAGTAGAGGGTCTTGATAGTCGTTTAGGCGAAGTTGAAAACACTTTGGCAGACACAACAGATGAAGATGATAACCTTGTTAAAGGTATTGTTACTCGTGTTGGTGATGTTGAAACAGCTTTAACAAATGAAGTAGCAAGAGCAGTACAAGCAGAAGCAGATATGTTGGCACAAGCTAAAGCATATACAGATGCAAACACTCTTAAAGCGTCTTCTATGGATATTTGCGGTGTTCACAACAAATTCCGTGCAGCATTAGGCTTGGCAGACAAAGACTGTTCAGGTTCAGGTGACGGTGACGGTGCAGTAGTTTAATCACTACAAAACAAAACATATTTATTCCTCCTAAATATAATGTGTTCATACAGTCCTTTTTTTTGAGGGCTGTAGTGAGTATATACTTTAAAAATAAAAAGGAAACAAAAAATGCAAGTAAAAATAAACTCATACATTACAAGACAAGAACCAACAGAAGAACAAGCAATAGAAAATGCTTTAAAAATAGTAGAAGCTTATGATGCTATTAATGAAAATCGTTTAGGCGAAGAAGTTGTAACAAAGCTTTACTACATTGTTCCATCTTTAGGAAAAATCTTAGTAGTTGTAAACGATGCGGACAAAGAAATTCTAGGCGTTAATTCAAATGTTTTAGCAAATACAAACATTACAGATTATCCTATTGAAAGACTACCATCCAATGTAATTGAATACAAAGAACTCATTATTAAAAAAGATAGTTCGCTAACAGCTGAGCAGATTTTAAATGCAGGGCAAAGTATTGCAGAAGAAGCAGCAGAAAGAACTATGCCTTATAAAATTCCTATTGTAAAAGTAATTAACTACAACACGAACGAACAATCATATTTAGTGATGCCAAGTGTTTTTGGTGATAATATCTTCAATTCAATCAGTGGGATTGTTAATACAGGAGATGCGGATGCTGGAAATAATGTTATAACAAATGGAAGTTTTAAAACGATAATTAACACATATGAAGAATTTGAATTGCTTGAAAATCCTATTAGTTCAATAGAACTGCCTATGAAAGCTATTTTAGAAGACCCGCAAGGAAAGGCAGGTAAATTTACAAGAGGTGCGTATGTTGAGTTCCAAGTACCAGTAGATGATGAAAGTATCGTTACTGACCTCAAAGGAAGTGTGTTTGAAATTAAAAATGCTGTTAAGTCTGGTTCATCTGGATCTGGATTTGGCGTTGATGCTCACGCATATGGGGAGATAAAAAATTTCTCTATTAAAATGTCTGGTGAGCGTACCACTGTAATTGGAAACGTTAAAAATTACTATGGTGACGATAGCAAAAATCTTACTTTTACTAATGCAAAATTTGATTTTTCAGAACTTTCATATGACTCTTTAATATATTCAAATGGTCCGAAAATTCATTTTGTTGATTGTAATTTTACTTTGCCAACAAAAAAAATCAATATTGCCAAAAATAGAGCATACGCAGATTTTACAAACTGTATCTTTCATTATGTTGATACTAATGAGAATGAGACTGTTAATATGCGAATAGATTAACTTAAAATTTGCACGAGATATAAATATTAGTTCACAAAGCCCTCTTAGGAGGGTTTTAATGAGATTAAAATCTAACTCAATACAAAAATACAAAGGCAATAAAATGGCAGGATTATACAAAAAAGAGGTACTGATAAGACCTACTTCTGATATTACAGTTCAAGGTGCTAAAGATTTTGCATCAAATTGGATGAGAGATACATTTCAAGATGTAGATAAAAACAAAGATGCAGACGGAAATTATATTGACTATTTTTTCGCAGATGTTTTTGATGCAAGAACAGGAAACATTTACAGAGTTTTTACGGAAGCGTGTAAAGATAAGTACAGTATGGACACAATCGAATTTGATGTTTTAGATAAAGTAAAAATCAATGAGAGCATTGCAGAAATTGATGAAACAGTAGAGCGAGCAAATGAGCAAATTGAAGCTATGGGAAACATAGTATATCAAGCGACAGCAGTCGTAATATAACAAGGATAGTAAATAATGGAAAATATATCAATAGATTATCTAAATACAGTAAAAGAACATAATAGCCAACTTCAACAAAGCATAGAAGTTGATAATGCAAATGGAAGAAAAATTGATTTTAATTTAGCTCCAAAAGGTGCTATGGTATTAATGATTAATTCAGCAGATTTTCATTTAAAGTTTTATGATGAAGAAGATGAAGAAGAGTATATCGCAAATAAACAACAAGCAACTTTTCTTATTTTTGAAGATGATTGTATAGATAAAAATAAAACAATGGATTTAACAGATGAACAAGAAAATGTATCTGTTATTGCTTTTTATTCACAAGAGACTGAATACAAATCATATACAGTAGAAATCATACCAAATGCAGCAGGTACAGAGGGGGAAACAACCACCATAGGTTTTATGGCAATAACTGATAGCTTATCACAAATAGATACAGATGATTTTGAAAATGGGGTTAAAAAAACAAGAATAGAAATTTATGACTATTATGGTGGGATTAATTCAATTAATATCAATGCAGGAGAAACATATAAGTTTGGTTTTATTGATGGTGAAGACATTATTGTAGAATTGCTTGATGAAAACTTTAACATAATCGAAGAAATTGATGATGACAGAATAACAATAACTTATAAATCGGACAAATCAACAACAGAAAGTGATTATGAAAGTGAAGATGATGAAACCGATGAAAATTATGTAGAGATTTTAAAAATAGTTAGTAATGGTTATTCTGGAGCAATATTTTTTAGAGTATTAAAATATGATAGTGAAATAGACAATTTAGAAATTAATCCACAAGAATATAACTCAACACTTGTTATAACAAAATTACTAAATATAAATACAATAGAAACAAGCATAGACCCTATAAACTTTATGATTGTAGATAGAAAAGATTTAAGCACAAAAGATGTTAAACACTATCTAGAAAAAAAAATGGAAAACAAAAGAATTTTTGCAGTAGTTAATGAAAAAATTAATTATTTTGATGGAAAAAATTTAAAAGAAATAGGTGGAAAAGTAAAAGAAGAAGAAATAGCGGATATTATTAAAAAAGTTATTGAAGATAATTATGACTTAGAAGACATTAAGAATGAAGTAAGTCAGATGTCGGAAAGACTTAGTTCTTTAAGAGTGAATGTAATGCTTGATGAAAGTACAGTATTATTCAAACCAAGTCTAGAATATAATGATGATGGAAGTTTTTCTTTTGAAATTCCAGCTGAAATTGCATCAACTTCTTACACTATTAAATTAATAGGAAGTGATTAATGAACCAATCAGACAAACAAATATGTATTAGTAAATTTGGAAATGATGTAAAATACGAAAAAGGTATAGCAATCTTAGACAATATGAAACATCTAAGAGTAGTCAGAGAACTTGGTTATGTATCAAATTTTAGAGATAATTTAAATAGCATAACTGTAAGTTGTTATAGTCCTAAAATATTTAATTTAAGTGGGAGTTCCAAAGGAGGTGGAGCAGAAATTATATATTCACCAACTGATGAAATATATAAAAACATTGAATATAGTTATGACGAAGAACTTAAAAAAGTTAAAATACTTATTGATGCAGGGGTATTTGATTTAAACGATGAAGAAAATAAAAAATATATTCCATCTTATACTTTATCAAACTTAAAAGAATTTGAAGATATGGGAATAAAATATCAAAATCGTAGGCATTGGTTAGGTCAATATATAGACACAAATTCTTATTATTATATTCCACAAATTAATGAAGAAGAAAATAATGATTTTGTTTATGAACCATTTGCAGCTGGTGTTTATAGCGCTGAAAACGATGCTGAAAACGATGCTGAAGAGCTTAACAATGTTCCAAATCGAAGTTTTGTTATAGATAAAAAAACTAATGGTTGTTATTATAAAATTATTGATAATTATTACATACTTGTTTCATATAGAAAAGTAATGAGAAAAGAAGTTTTTTATGCTAGAAATGTTACACAAAACAATCCAAAAAGATTTTATATAAAAGTTATATCACCTAAAAATATTCCAATATCTTATAAACTCCGTGCATATAAAAATATTATATGTGATAATGCGTTATTGTTTAATGATTTTAAAAATAATTTTTATATAAGTAAATTTTTATCTGATGAACAAAAACAATCAATAAAAACTATTTGTATTGATACTGGTAAAGAGCAAAAACTTAGTATTGCCGATAAAGCAATGGATGAATTAGAAAATTTAAAAACTATTGCTGTTAATATACACTATGGAGCATTTAACAATGATGACGTTGCTATGGAAGCCTTTATCGAAAGGGCAAGAGTGTGGATTAGCAAAGGGTATAATGTATTATTTTATGAAAATTACACTGATATTAAAATCGGAATATATAATGATAAAGTAGAATTATTTATAGGAAAAAGAATAAATAATAACACAAATACAGCACACAAATTTACAAAATTTAAACCTGAACAATCCGAAAGTCTTTCTAAATTTATACAAATTTTTAGAGATAGTAAATTTAGAATTATCGATATACAATTAGATGATAATGCTCAAGTTTGTAGTATTTTAAGAAATACTTTACAAAAAGGAGTAGCAGACAATATGGAGAAATTTGCTATCTCTAATCGTTCAGCAGCTCAATATACAAGTGAAAATAATACATTATATGCTAATTCAGGTTATCCTAGCTGGTATGCAATGAGAACGATTTTAGGTTTACTCTCAGATGATAATGTAACTTTTAATACTGGACCTATTACACTTTATGATTATTTTATGTTACAAAAAAGATATAAAATGAAAGGATATGATTTTTATAAACTACAATTTTTATCAGATGACCTTGATAAAATCTTAAGCCCTTCAGGTGGATATGATGAAAGTAAAATATTGCCTAAAGCTGATTTCAGCGGAAACAAGAAAATAGTATATGATAAGAGTGGAAACCCTATTGATGTTATTTCTTTACATAATGACTATTCATCTGATGAATTAGTATTGAGACCAAGTGGTTTTTATTGTCCTGATTTAGTAAAAAATACAAAAAAAGTTACTATTAAGAATAGGTTCAATAGAGAAGAAAACGGAGTTATAACAACTTTTTTTGATGTTTTAGCACAAGGAGCAAAAGAAATATCATTTGCAGTTTGCGGTTATTCAGTAAATTACAAAGATAACAGAACAACACTAAGTTATTTTAAGCAAGGTACTCCAAAAAGCTTACTTTTTATTGCAGATGAAATACAGAATGTTGGAAACAATTACTCAGCTTATTCGTACAAGGATAATGTTATATATGCTAAATTTTTAGGAAGTTCTGACATAGGTTTACAATCTATAGATACTGTATTTAGACTAAAAACAGTAAAAAAAGTTGTAATAAGTTATAAAGAAAATAAAGTTCAAAACATTAGAGGAATATTAGAGAAAGCTTTTGCATATTCTAGTAAAATTGAAATAGATTTTGATTTATTTTGTAAATATGCTTCTGAAAGTAATAAAATTTTTAATTTAAGAATGAAAATAAATGGTGATGAAAATTATAAAATAGATGATATAAATTATTATCTTGAAAAAACAAATATCAGAAAACCTAACATATTCTTTGATATTACATTAGATAAGGATAGTTTTTCAATTAAATATAAAACAGGTATGGAAGAATTTGATAATCTTTCTGAAATAAGTAATTTTAAAACAGAGATAACAAATCTATATAAAGAAATGTATAGAATGAAAAAATTATTTGATTTTTCAAATATTAATTTTAGTATAGGAGAAAAATTTCATACTAGTGCAGTGAAAGAAAAATACAGTCACGATGATGATAATAATTGCGATGATAAAGTAATAACAGATTATATATTTAAAGAGGATTATGCTCCGAAACTTTTTGAAGTTAATAGCGATTATACGTTGTATATAAATGAAGAACTAGACCCAGTTGGAACAATATATTATTGTGCAGGTGGCAAAAGTAGCACTAACAAAGAAATTGAAGTGCCAGAGCATACAACAAATAATAAAATAGAATATTCATTTACTAAAGAAAACAAAGACATTATTATTTCTTATAAAGTGCTAGATGAAAATAAAAATGATATCACAGACACATACTATGTATTGCAGCTTATAAATAAATTTACACACAAAGATTTACAAGGAGAGCTAGAATAATGAAAAGAGGAATGAATATAGAGGGTTATTTTGTGAAGTGGGATAGTACAAATCACAAAATAACAATTACACCAGAAGATGATAAAGGTGATTTTAAATTCGGATTAGGAAATGCTATTGTAGATGTAAGTATTGAACATTTACCAGAAAAGTTAATAGAAACAATAGATGATGACCCAGATTTCGATATTAACAAACTAGCAGTACCTATTGACTATGGCAGCACGCATTTAGTACAGCCTGCTAGTAATATGGTTAAAAAAACAAAGACACTTAAACTAAGTAATGGAAGAAGTAAAAAGCTTGAATATTATAGTGGTGATATAGACCAATATGATAAAACAAGTGAAAACACATCTGTAAGTGGATTATATAATGCTCATACGGGCGTAAGGATTTTTAGATGATACAAGGTAATTTTTTAGTATGGATAAACAAATCATTTTCAAGCTGTAAACAAATACTGCCAAGAATTGATGGTTATGCTCTTTTGTTAAATGATGCAATAAAAGTAATCTCAAAAACAGGCAATGTAATAAGAACTTATGAAAAAACTATTGATGGAAGAGAAGTAGTTGAAATATCAACAGATAGTTTTGATTTATATTTTAGAAATGATAGAGGAAATGTATATACTGAAAAAGATGGTGAGTTTTTATTAGAAAATACAAATGTTATAAAAATGAACGGAAAAAGTTTCATTAAATTTGATGGAACTTATGCTTATAGCGAAACAAGTCATACTATTGTACCAATAATGAATGGAAATAAATTAAATGTTTACGACAATGGTGTAACTCAAAATGTAGATGGAACTTTTAGTAATAGTATTGAAAAAAATACAAAAGTTTTAAAAACAGAGGGAAGTTTTTATTTAACTCCAAGTGGAGTTTTAAAAAGTACAAGCCTTTCTGATTTTTCAATATCAGGTGTTGTTGATTTTGGAGCTTTAAATTATGATAGAGAAGCGTTCGGAATACGATATTTTTATGATAGTTTTTCATCAACTGATAAAAAATTAGATGATTATGTTAATGCAAATAAAGAAGAAACAGAACAAGGAAATGTAACAACTGGTAAAATCACTGGCGTATATTTTGATGAAAAAATAACAAAATATATATTAAAAAACAGTAAAAATAATTCAAGGTTTAATTACAGTAATGCTATATGGTACTCAAAAGGAAGTGAAATTAAATTTATAGATAATAGCGGAAATTCAATCGACATTAACTATAAAGGAATATCAGGAGATGAAATAGATTATAATTATTTATATACTAATGATTGTAAAAAAGATTTTTTCATAAGTAATAATGTTTCAAGCATAGTAGGTTTTGATAAAAGTTTAATTATGGGTAAAGAGGGTGCAGACTACGAAAAACAATAACTATGCCGCCCTCAATAGGGCGGTATAAATAATCAATACAAAAGGAGTAAGTTATGAAGACTTACGAAATAGGGCAAAATTTTGATGTAGTAGTTTCTACAAAAGCAACACTTTTAGGTGCAGCATCTAGTGATTTTACAATCGAGTATGCACCGACAAACGACCTTACAAACACTACTTTAGTTGATGGTGGATTAAGTGAAATAATTGAAGCTATTAATTCAGACGATGCACACACAGCAACAGTTGATGGTAATGTTTCTTACGGAGCAGCTTTTATTAAAGTAACAAGTGGACACAATGTTGTAAGTGGCGATACAATCGAGTATGTATCAGGTAAATATGTTTTTGTTACAAAAGCAACAGATACAAAACTTTATCTTAGAACAAAACTAAGAGCAGCACTAGCAGACGGAGCAACACTCACACAAGTTGGAAACACAGGCGTATATTCTACACCAGAGTTTGCTATCCAAGCAGAGGGAGAATATCTTGTAACTATTAAAGCACCAGAACACGGCATTATCGTTGAAGATAGAATAAAAGCTATTGATAGTACAGTAGAACAAGTTATTGACCCAGATGCACCAGTTTATAGTGATGTAGCAGTAGCATATTAATCAATATTAATATTGTAAAATTAAACAAGGTAATTTACCCTATTTTTTAGGGCAAAATCTATAAAGGTACAAAGTGGTAGTAAGAGTTGATACGACAAACCTCACAAGAGGACTTGATTTTAGTGTTTTTGTTCAAACGGACGAAGAGCCTACAATATCACTCTATGCTTTTAATTCAGCATCTCACGAAGTGGAGGTGTTGGATTTTACAATCGTTCAAAGTGGCGTATTTTACAAAGCATTATCAAAAGCACCTTATTTTAATGGCTACTTATTAGCTAAAATAAACGATAAATCAATACTTGTTAAAAAGATAGGAAATCCTACTCTACATTTTTTAATAGGATATAAAGAAGATTATACTATTCAATACAAACTTTTTAATGAAAATGGTATAGAAACAAGAAAAGATAACTTTATAAATATAGTGGATGGTTTTTACTATTGTGAAATTAATGAAGATATTACAATAGTAGAAACACTAAAAAAGAGGTTTATTGTGAAAGATTTAATTGCTAAAATGAATTATGATGTAATTCTTGGTGTTAGTGATTTACAAGATATAACATTACAAGATATGGATATAAATTCAACTTTAGGTGATGTTAAATTAGATGATGTTTCTCTAGATAGCATTTCAATAGATACAACATTAGCAAATGTTGAAATAAAGGAGTATTAAAAGATGGGAGTAAAAGAAACACTTAACGAAATTTTAGACACGGTAGCTTTTCAAAAAGATGCAGACGGTAATGAAATCTCCATACTTGCAAAAGCCAAAGAAGATTTAGAAGAATTTTTGTCGGAGCATACATCAATAAGTGATGATGAAAAAGCTAAAAGAATATCTGATTTTTTCACAAACACAATTACAAATGTAACAGTTCAAGCTATTATGGTAGCAGGACAAGCACCCTTACAAGATGCTCAAATAGCAGAAATACAGCAAGATACAATAAATAAAACAAACGAGAGCGTACAAAAAGTTATAAGTATGCAGAATGAAGATAAAGCAAGATTGAATGATAGTGCAGTAAATGTTGCGAAAGCAAAAGCAGATATTGAAACATTAATCCCTGCACAAGTTCAAGAAATAAATAAAAACATAGCAATAAAAGATAAAGAGTTGTTACAAGCAGATAAAAAGCTTGATATTATGGATAAAGATATAACGCTAAAAGAAACTCAAAATACAATAGAACTAAAAAAAGTGGATGTTATGACGCAAGACATAGCAGTAAAAACAGCACAAGTTAATATTGAAGAGAAGAAATTACCTCTTATAGAAGCACAAACAAATGTCGAAACCAAAAAGCTTGATATTATGGCTCAAGATGAACTCATTAAACAACAAGAAGTTGATATAAAAACAAAACAAGTTGATATTGAAACCAAAAAACTTGATTTAATGGATAAAGATATTTTACTGAAAGGAAAACAAGTTGATATCGAAACCAAAAAACTTGATTTAATGGATAAAGATATCGCAGTCAAACAATCTCAAGTAGATTTAGATGCAGAAAAGATACCATTAATGCAAGCACAAACAGCGAATGAAACCAAAAAGCTTGATATTATGGTTCAAGATGAACTCATTAAAAAACAAGAAGTTGATATAAAAACAAAACAAGTTGATATTGAAACAAAAAAACTTGATTTGATGGATAAAGATATAACACTCAAAGAAAAACAAGCAAGTATCGAAACCAAAAAACTTGATTTAATGGATAAAGATATTTTACTGAAAGGAAAACAAGTTGATATCGAAACCAAAAAACTTGATTTAATGGATAAAGATATCGCAGTCAAACAATCTCAAGTAGATTTAGATGCAGAAAAGATACCATTAATGCAAGCACAAACAGCGAATGAAACCAAAAAGCTTGATATTATGGTTCAAGATGAACTCATTAAAAAACAAGAAGTTGATATAAAAACAAAACAAGTTGATATTGAAACAAAAAAACTTGATTTGATGGATAAAGATATTTTACTGAAAGGAAAACAAGTTGTTTTAGAAGAAAAGAAGATACCACTAATGGAAGCACAAACAAATGTCGAAACCAAAAAACTTGACTTGATGGAAAAAGATATCGCAGTCAAACAATCTCAAATAGATTTAGATGCAGAGAAGATACCATTAATGCAAACTCAACTTGAAACAGAACAGGAAAAATTAGGATTATTATCTGCACAATCTTTATCAGAATTAGAAAAAATACAATTATTATCAGCTCAAACAAGAGCAGTAGGAAGAAGTTTAGAAGTTAATAGAGATATAGAACATTGCAAATGCGAAACAAGCTTAAAAATAGCAGAAATTCAAGCAACAAGCTTATAAGGAAATAATAAAAATGACTGTAAATAAAGCATTAGAAATAATTGATAAAATAATTGAAATTTATTTAAAAGCATACGAAGAAAATAATAGTAATTATTCACAAAAAAAACAAGAAGACGGAACTACTGAAAACATTTTAACAAAAATATCACTTCACTTTTTAACACAAGAAGATAAATTATTTTATTTAGATATGGCAATAAAAGAAATTGCACTAAAAACAATTCCTATTAAATTAATAGAGGGAAGTGATAGTACAAGTGAAATTTATAAAAATATAAATAACAACTTCTTTATACGAACTCCAAATTATCCAAAAGTCGGAGAAAATCTAGATATTGATAAAAGTTTATCATATGGAGTTATTTATTTAGCACTCGGAAATATGTATGTAGATTTTAATGATTATTCAAGAAAAGCATTATCACTAATAGATAATTATTCAAAATCTTCAAAAAAGAAAATCTTAGAAATTATAAATCAAACAGAAACAGAAAGCACAAGTTTTGTTAATGTAAAATTTTCTACAAATAATGAAGACTGGCACGATAATTATCAAGATGGAGATATTTATATAAGTTTTAAAAGGGTTGATACTGGTGATTGGACGGATGGTATTAAATTTGTAGGTGAAAAAGGACAAGATGGTGAAGCGTGCAGCGACACAAACTTTTCAAGCTTGAAAGATACTCCAGATAGTTATTCAGGAAATGCAAATAAAATTTTATCTGTAAATGCAGATGAAAATGCAATCGAATTTATAGAACCAGATAGCAGCGGTTCATCAACATTTTTAGATTTAACAGACACACCAGAAGAATATACAGCAGGAAAATATTTAGCAATTAATAGTGCAGGAGATGCCATAGAAGAAGTGGACGCACCAAGTGGAAGCACAAGAGGAAGCACCATTATAGATGGTAGCTTAGATGCGAGCGGTACTATAAATCTTGATTTATACGATACATCAAAAAGCACTAGATGGTACTTTGAATTATCAGACGATACTACACTTGTTTTTAATGAAAATAGCGATACAGATAGCGAAGATGTGCAAGGTTTAGCAGGAAGTATATATGTTTTTCAAATTGCAGGAAATGGATATAATCTTACTTTTGATGATAATATTTCTAAACAAGGCGATTTTTCAATAGATGCTTCAAAAACAACTGTAATAACTTGTTTTTATGATGGATATGATTTTATAAGCATAAGCAATGTTCAATACTAAAAGAAGAATAAAATGAATGAAACATTAATACCATACCCAAACCCAGATTATAATGATGAAAATTTGCTTATAAAAGAAATAGCAAATGGAAGCATAGGAAAAATATCTATGCAAGAAATGCAAAAAGGCAGGGGAATTTTTGAAAGATATTCAAAAACATTTACTACTTTTTTAATTGATAATCAACAACTAGAGGCAAATGATATTGTTCCTTATGATTTAGCAAAAATTAAAGAAATGGCGTGGTTGCCTTATTTTGAAGAAAACAAAGAAAAACCGCCTATTATACCTATTCACAATGATTATGCAAGAATATTAGTCTATGGCAAACAATTATTACCAGAAGAATATAATGAAAATACATCTAAAGCAAGTGAAGACGCCTATGGGATATACATAGGAAACAGTGATACAAACAAACTTTATTATTTAAACTTAGAAGATTTTACAATGGCTTTAGTAGATGATGGAGATATAAGAAACTATGATTATTATTATGGATGCTTAATTGATAATTCAGATAATAAAGTTTATAGACTTTTTAAAGGTAAAAAATATAGTACCTCATATAACAATGATACGACCATTAATATTTTTAGTAATAAAACCTATGGAACTTACTTAATACAACAAGATGGAAAACTTAAAGTAGTTAATAGCAAATTTGAAGATTATTATAAAAGTGTTATTGATAGTAAATATAATTTAAAAACAATAGCTATAAAAGAAATTGAATTTGATGGAACAATAGATAAATATTTACAATTAAAAAATACACCATATATAGAAGCAGGAAATAAAAAATATTTTATTGTTTACAATAAAGATAATGATTGTTTTGAATTGAAAGAAACAAACAAAAGTATATCTGTTATTTCAAAATATGACTTCTTATATAATATGAATTACTATTTTAAAAAAACTGGATTTAAACTAAAAACAGAAGCAAGATACAATTTACCAAAAAAAGGTTTTATATCAAGAGGAAAAATACCAGAAACAGATGATATAATTAATGTAAATGTACGATACAGTGATGATACAGATAAAGATTTTACTATGTGCTACACTAATAGTTATATGGATGGAAACATATTTATAGCATCATATAATTTTTACCCAAGAATTAATGGTATTAAATATTCAGGTGTAAAACTATTCGGTGGGATAAAATACAATGCAGAAGAAAATAAATATTATTTTGAATTTTATAAATATGGAGAACAAAAATGAGTTATTTTTCAATAAGTGATAAAAAGAACAACGAGATTTATAGAAAAGATTTAACTAGCACAGAAACACCTAAAAATGGGCAGATGGTTAATTCTAATACAATATCAGGAAATGTAAACAATGCAGGTAACTACAATATAAATCCTCTTGTTAATCAAGCAACAAAGCAAAGAGAGTATGACCTGCCAAGCTTTGGAAATAAAAATGTACTTAGTAATGATTGGTATAATACAGCATTAAAAAGAGTTGATGCAACAAATAAAATGAAGATGGATTTAAAAAGAAATGCTTTATTATCAAACATTATCAACCCTATGATAAGAGCTAATACAAGCAATAATCAACAAAATATACAAAATAATCAATTTATCCAAACATTAAAAAACTCTAAATTTCAATCAAGACAAAATAGGCTAGAAAGAGAAAATCTACAAAATCAAAGACTGGCACAACAACAAAAACAGTATGATAAAACATTAGATTTTAATACACAAAAATTTGATAGAACACACGATTTTGAAATGCAAAAGTATTTACACCCTAAACAGAAAAACATAACTCCATACCAAAAAGAGCAAATAAGAATGAAAGAAATTGATAGAAGATATAAAAATTTTGACCCAGACTATTTTAATGCACAACTTCCAGAAGATGTAGATGATGAAATTAGTGACAAAAATCGTGCAATCGCTCAAAAATATTATAAAGAGAACGGAGTGATGCCAAAGTTTAAAAGTGATAATTCGTGGTATGATGATGACTATGTAGTAGATACATCACAACAAACATCAAGTAGTAAGCCTACTCAACAAGCACAAAGCGATGAAGAAAAACAATTCAATGAGTGGAAAAAAAGACAAGGAAACTATTAAAACCCACTTATTTTAAAAACAATTATTTGATAGGCTATCATAAAAAATAGGCTATCAATATGGACTACAAACAAGACCCTCTTTACGCAAAATTTAAACAAGAACAAGCACAAAACAATCAGCAATCAACACCATCATATAAACAAGACCCACTTTATGCTAAATTCAAACAAGAGCAGAATAATAGTCAGTCAAGAATGGATAAAATAGATGAGTATATACCAGATTTTGCAGAGGACTTTGTTCACGGAGCAGCCAAAAACATAACTGATTATACAGCGTCAGGAGCAAAACTATTCGGCAATAAATCTTTACAAAATAAGGCAAGAGTAGCAAGTCAGACACTAGATAGAAACATAAATAACAAATGGGTGGGCTTAGCAGGGGAAATGATAGGAGACCCTTTAAATATCACACCAGCAGGAATAGTATCTAAAGGGCAAAAAATAGGTAAGGCAGGAAGTCTTATTGAAAAATTAGCAGTAGGTGCAACCAAAACAAAACCAAGAGCAATAGCAACAAGTATGGGATTAGGTGCAGGAATTGGTGCAGGTACAATGGTAGCTAAAGATTATGGGAATGATACCTTATCAACTGATGAAAAAGTACAGAGTGCGGAAATAGGTGCAGGCTTTGTTGCAGGATTAAATGGAATAATATCAGCAATTACAAAAGGTAGAGTTAATAATATAATTAAGCCAGAAATGATACAAGGTGCAAAAAGTGACGAAGACATAGCAAATGCAATCTTAAATAATGCAGATGCAATGGGGTTATCGCCACAAGAAACACAAGCAATTAGTGGAGAGATTTTACAAGGCAAATACCCAAAAGTGCCAAATGAATTTAAAATTGAACAAGCAGGATTTAGAAAACCTTACGAGCCAAATTTCCAAATGAGACCAAACAATCCACCTGCAACAATGGATATAAATACAGCCTTAGCAGTATTGGCAAGGGAAGCAGATAAAAAAAGAGTAGCACAAGGTTTAGAACCTATTTATCAACATAAATATGAAGTGCAACCACAATATAAAAAAGAGAGTGTATATCCACCAAAACCAGAACAGCCTTATAATCCAAACTTTGTAAGTGGAGATTTTAACAACAATATACCAGTACCATATAATGCAGATGCGGAGTTAATGCAAAGATACCAAAAAATAGCATCACACCCACGATTACAAGAGCTTTTAAGTATGAGAGAAAGCATTAGTGCAAAAGATGCACAAAGTCCACAGAGAGTAGTTAGTAAAGGTGGTTATAGAGAACTTGACGGATATGGTGGAGAGAATAAACACGCTTACGATAGACCATTATATGAAAAAAATTATGCAACTGATTTTCATTTAACTAAGCAGGACATAGGAAAGCTATATCGAGGGCAATATGACGATAAATTACTAAGTAAACTTGAAACTGATTTAGGAACTTTAGATAACCACCCAGACTATGCAGAGCCTATAAGTGCTATTAATGATATTGATTATAAAGCAGAATTAGCAAAACTTGATGATACAGATGTAAAAATGAGTGAGAATGACTGGAAAGAAGCAAACGAGCTATTTAGCAAAGGGATAGATAACTTAGCAGCAGGAACTTATGCAGGTATAGGAGAAGATGAAAACGGAAATATAACCTTTGACCCAGAGAAATTTGTTTTAGGCTTAGGTGGATATACAGCAGTTAAACAAGCACTTAAAAATGGAACAATAAGAGGGAAGCTTAAAGAAATAGCAACAGGTGCTATAAACAAGATTAATTTTAATCCAGAGATACAAAAAGAGGGTAATAGTTTTAATTCTATGTTTGTAGGAACTAAACCAAATGCTAAAGGTGCTTTTAGTGATATTGCTACTAAAAAGACTATGAAAGAGATAGACGATAGTAAAGCTATACTTAAAGATGGTGGATTAAAAACAACAACAAGCAGAATATTAGATGATGATTTTACTTACAGAAAAGCAAAATTAAGCGATGTTTTAGAACACGAAGAACTGTTTGAAAAATATCCACATTTAAAAAATATAGATGTAGTGGAAACATCAAAGAATGGAGCAAGTTACCACAAAGCAGATGATAGTTTAAATATGGATGCTTATATCTTACTAAGTAAAGATTATATGAATGGTAATAGTATTACTCCAAGTGGTAAAAGAGTTTTATTACACGAGATACAACACGCTATTCAAGATGTTGAGAAGTGGGCAAAAGGTGGAAATGCAAAGAGTATGAAAGGCAAAGACCTAGAAAATCCAAATTACACAGATGAAAAAGGGAAAAGGTTAATAGAAGTAAAAACAGAGATAGAAGATATTTTATCAAAACCAGAATACAAACAGCAATTAAATCAGTCTAACAAAGATTTTGAAGCATACTCACAAAAGATAGATGATATTGAAAAGAAAATGGATGAACTCTATGCAGATAGAACATCATCTAAAGAAATAAGACGAGCCAAACATAAGGAAGCCAATAAACTATCTAATGAAATTGAGCAAGTATTTTCAGACTTTAAAGAATTTTCACATAAAAAACATCCATATTTAGGCAGACTTGATAAGCTTGAAGCTGAAAAATACACTCTACCAGAAAAGTATATCTCTAAACATAGTGCTTATATGAGATTATGGGGGGAACAACAAGCAAGAGCAGTAGAGCATAGAATAAGTATGACCCCAGAAGAGAGAGCTAGTGAGAGTTGGCAAGATACCCTCAAAAGAAAAGAGGGGGAATATAACAAGCCTATTATTAAGTATGATGGTGATGTAAGCGAAATGAGTGTATCAAGCAAAGAAAAATACTCTAAAAAAATAGATGTACTAAAAAAACATTTAGAGGGTAAAGAACTTAATCCAGAACAACAGAAAATAGCTAATGTATATTTAGGAAAAAGAAATATGGCAGAGTTGAAAACTGATGATATAAGTACAATTCAGAATACATTACATTTAACAAAAGGAAATGTAAAAGTAGGAGCTAAACATATTATATTTAAACACTTTGGAGAAAAAAGAGATAGTTTAACACCAGATGAACTTATTGATATTGTCGATATTATAAGAAAGGCAGATGTAGAAAACATAACTCCTACAAGAAGAGAATATACATATTACGACGCAGATAATACAAGGTTAAAAGTTATTGTAGATGAGCATAAGAAAAATGGAAATGATTTTATTGTTAGTTTTTATACTAATAGAAAAAAGCCGACAGTTGGTCACAATGACACCTACTTCAAAAAAGAAGCTTCTAATGCCGACTTTGATAAAACAATTATACCACAAAAACAAGAAAAACCAAAAGGACTTTTAGCGAGAGTTGCAGAACAAAAAAGATTAGAGGGATTACCAGAAAAAGGCAGAAAAGTATATCATCCATTAAGAGAGCGAGAGTATTACTTAGGAGACAGTGGAACTGTTTATTTTAAAAGAGGCAATGGAAAATATAGAGAGATGCCAAACGAAGAGATACGAAACGACATACACACAATAGCAGAAATAGGAACAAATAAATTTAAAGCTCAAAAATTGGCACAGGAAAAAGATTTAG